CGACCTGGCCGTCACCGGATTCATCGGAACCCGTTGCGCTGGAGACGTAGATGAGGACGTCGGCAATCAGCACGGGGCTAACCTCACCAAAACCACGCCAGATCGTACCGTCGAAGGTACGGCGGCAGCTGTAGGTGGTGTTGTAATATGACTGAGAAACTACAGGAGAGCCTGTGCCGTCACCGTTGGTATCAAGGTTGCGGGCGATTAGGTTAGCGAATGCCAATGCATTCGTAGCAAACGTTCCTAGCAGCTGAGTACTGTTGCCTAGGTTGACCCAATCAGAACCATCCCAAGTGATCTCTTCATACTTGTAGAAGATACCACCAGTGTTAGTCTTGGTGGGGTCATTATCAGTGACGTCTACAAGGACAGTATAAGTATCCCCTTGGTTCACAGCAGCGAGAGTCGGAAATTCACCAGCGTTTGAAATCCCACCGATGAAGTCCATAGGACCACTTAGGCCCAGCTGTGCAGCAGTAACCACGTGAGGATTAGCTAGGTCTGCTTCGTGAGCAGCAAGCCCAGAGGCTAGGGCAAAAGGTCCTAGTACCCCATGCTCTTTTATATGTTTAACAATATCCATGGTTACTCCTTAGACTGTGTCGCCTACATCTGGTAAGTCTTCCATATCAACAGTAACTGTCACACCAGAAGCTATGAAAGTGAACCAATCAAAATCAGTAGTATCGGCAGTAGCCCAGCTACCCAGCATCTCTATCTCTGCAACGAGTCTTGCGCCACCCAGATAAAACATCTCTGATTTTGTTTGTCTGCCATTGCTACTGTGGAAGATCCAATCTCCAAAGTTTAGAGATAGCTGATCGTCCGCTACCTGTCCACGTCTTACTAGACTGTAAATATTCTTCCTTTCAACACGCCCTGACATTGTCACTGTGTCAATTCGGAGAACTTCCCCAGCCGCATTCTTAAGGATTCTATCAACTGTTGCCCATTCTGTGCCTGACATGTTGTCCTCCTAAATAGTAATTGTTAGTACATTGCCACTGACCGATAAGGCTTTAGCAATTTCTCCAGGACCTTGGTTATCATTACCATCATAGTCACCTAATACATGGTTAGCATATAGTCTGACAGTGTCCTGTGTAATAGTTGTTGCATCAATATCTTGTGTAAACAAGATTCTAATTTCTTTCCGCTCAAGCGGAACGTCGATGTCCCTGTGTGTAGGACTGATTTCTGACACTGCAAATGGTGCAGAGATATAAGGAGGGACAGGCAATGCTGGCTCTCCAGTAGGGGAAGTAGAAGTAGTAGAGGGTACAGTCTCAATTGAACCTGTGCCCGTAGTAAAACTCCAGGTGGATATATCTGCCATGACAACAGCAGGAGTGACGTTAATAGTGAATGTATCTCCCGCGCGGAAGTCAGTACCTGTGAAGTAGAAGCTTATACCATCTTCAAAAGGTCTCTCTTGTTCAGAGCAGATACCTGTATGCACAATCCCTGGTGTACCAGACCAATGCCACTCGTAAGTAGCTACCCCTTGACCACCTGTTGCTGTAACAGCTACTACAATAGATTTACTTGTACCACCAGTATAACTACCTGTTGTAAAAAGAGTCCCATCACCTAAGTTAGTACCAAGCTGTGGGTCCCATACTGTTCGTGATCTAACACCTCTTAATGATGTGCTGGTAGACTCTCTACCAGCAATAAACACTGTGTACTCTATTGTGGCTGCTAGGATGTCATTGGGTGTAAAGATAGCTCGGTTTCTATATCCACCTACACCAGAGTAAGAAGGGGCAGATACAGCAGTACCATTAGCATCAATCTTTTCAATAGACCAAGTACCTTGAACAATGCCAGTATAGCCAGGACTCTCAAGTAATTCTTCTGGTTCAGGCATGAGAAGCTTGTTCCACCTGATCTGGTCTGGGCCAGTCCACAAGGTATGATCAGGGCCTACTACAAAGAAGGCTCCTTCTAACTTCTCTACATCTATCTCTTGGTCGAAGATTGCCCAGACAGTTGTGCCTAAAACAGCACCAGTAGCACCATCACTTGGAAAGACACTTTGGATTACTGGTGCTGCCACTATTATCCTCCAAGACCTACCCAGGCCATTAGTCTAGTAAACCAACCCTTCTTCTCACACTCAGCTGATTCTTCTGCTACTGCCTCTGCTGCGCTTTCAGCCTTGAGTGCTTCAATCTCTTCATCGGATGGTAAGAGTTTATTACCATATATAATTTCAATAACTTCCCCATCTTCCTCTTCTACTTGTGCAGAGAAGCCGTTTGTATGCCCGCCAGCACCATACCCATATCCACGTCTATCATCACGTTTCTTATTAAGTTCGATAGGAGTAAAGATACATTCTTGTTGTCCAAATCCTACTGGTTGTTTATCAGTCACAATAACAGTCCTTTCTATTATAGGGAGAAGTAAAAACGGGGTAAGGGTACATAACCCTTACCCCGTGATTATAGCTCACTAGGAGCTACTCGCACAACCTTGTAGCCTAGACTACTGGATTTGTTGAGCTGATAGTACTAATAGAACCGCTAACTGGGATTGTGGTCTGAGCTGGCAGTACAATCTCGTTAGGTACGACGTGGATGTTCTTAGCTACTGCGATGGCCTGGCCTTCACTGTAGACACCAATGGTGTAACGTTCACGAAGCTTGATCTTACGGACATCAACCTTAGGATCACTCCACTCTTCGGTCATTAGAGGCCCATCTACGATAAGACCTCCAAGCTCGCCCTGAGCGAACATAATAACGTCAGTTAGCATGGTCTCAGGATCGAATGGGATGAATGGGCTGACATGGATAGTCATGGGCCATGGCCAATAACTAGGAGTATTAGGAGCACTATTCATAGTCTGATCGTAACCAGTCAATGCAGTTGCAGCCTCTCCAGCTGGGTTGCCACCAGGAACAGCATTTCTACCATTGCCTTGACCAAGCTTACCCTGTCCACCATTAGACCAAGGAGTTTGCTTGTTGACATTACCCTGCCAACCGTAGAAGAAGGTGCCTCCACCAGCAGACAGCGCAAACTGTCGCATAGTAGCATCCTGTACCCACATTAACCAGGTAAGTGGGTGCATCAGTAAACCATTTGGTACGTATCCGTTCAGTAACACTTGCGCGTACATCTCGAATAGGTCGTCCATGATCATTGAGCCATTAGCAGCACCGACCAGGTCTCTACCATGAGTAACACCCTTGGCAGTTGTAGTAGGATTCAAGTTATCGAATACTGGAGTTCCAAGAGATAGAAGATGCTTGAAAATCTTCCATTCCTTGTGACGTGCCATAGCCTTACCAGCTTCACGCATCCAGATGTTCATTAGGTTCCAGTTAGAATAGCGAATCATTTCCTCAGTAAACCCGAAAGCAAGACCGCTCTTGCCCATCTGAGCTGTTACGGTGCTTCCACCGATCTGAGGCTGGACCTCTGGGTACTCTTCGCCTTCTGCGATGTCCTCAGCAACCATTGCTCCAATGGCTGGGAAAACAATCTGCTGACCATATTCATAGTCAAGCTGCTCTAGGAGATTAGTACCTACTAGTAATGGTTCCTGGCTTTCCTTGATTACCTGTACGATAACCTTTGGTAGTAAGGGACCAGCGTTACTAGTATTTAGGACATCCTTGAATTGCTAGAAGTCACCAGATACTGGGTCATGTCCGCCGTTAGCGAAGACTCCATGGAGATGGTCAGTGTCGTTGAATTGAATACTCATCTCTATACCTCCTTATCGGCTGATTAGGTTAATGACTACTTCTTTATCAGAAGCGCCAGCGTATGTGATGTTATCTGGGAGACCAGCAGAGGCTGTACCAGGCATCTGGTCTAGGACACCGAAGTTATCCCAGGCAGTCTTTACCCGATCCAAATAGTCACGTGGGTGGTAGACGGCAGTCAGAGCCTGTCCCATAACATCCTGGATGCTTGTGCTAACAGAAACTGCGAAGTTTGAGTCAGCGTCACACTCTAGGAATGAGCCAGGTTTAATGTCGCCAACAGCAGAGATATAGTCACTTACAGTTGCAGGGGCTCCACTGTAATGGAATACAGTAATTGCTGTACCGTTTACGATTGCTGGAACAGTTGCCCCACCATTTACATAAAAGAAGAATACTCCAGCGTCGTAGTCTACATAGTAGTCTCCAGCTGTAGTAAGTGCATCTGGTCCACTACGCTTACGTACTAGTAAGCCAGCGTTGTCTGCTGACATCGGTGTCTGGTCTGTATTACGAGCCAATGGCTGGTTAGTACAAGCATAAGCGATGAAGTTAGTACCAGTTAGTGCGCTATAGCGTGTTGCAGCAATAGCGTTTGCAGCACTAAATAAGTTCCCACTACCGAAGACTAGAGTTGCTCCAGTAAGAGCAGCACCCATACCAGCTAGAGTCTGTGTGACAGGAACGTGAGGCAGACGGATTGCGTAGTCACAAAGGACAGCAACCTTGTGCTGCATGTAAAAGTTGTGGAATTTTGCGTCAATAGTAAAGTTTCTACGACTTAATGCATCACTGTCAGTATTGTAGAATGCCCATGCATACATACAATGTGCAGCCAAACCAATTGGCTTAGAGATGAAAGCATCACAATCTTCAGCACTTTCAATCAGGCCACGTAGTCTAAGAGCAGCAGTTACCTGAGTCTTTGAGTAAGATGTTGCGGCAGTTACGACTGTACCAGTGGTAAGGTCGATAATAAGCTCTGTAACATCTGTAGCTGTATAAGTTAAGATTGTATCTCCACCAGCCGCTGCGGCCCATTCTACTTTAAGGCCAGCTGGGACAATCGCCTCGTCACGAGTCAGAGCTACGATCTTTCCAGCCATTACGGTAATGTATACCTCGTAATGCTTATCGTAGTAAACAACTGGCAGCCAGCCAGCTGGTGCACCGTGAAGGTGAGGGCGAATGCCTTCGCTGTGCTCAAAGTTAGGAACTAAGTTCCCTACATGATCCCAACGACGACTAGAGGTGCTGTATGGGTTAAGAGCCATGAAACACTACCTCCTAAAGGTCTATTCATCTCCAACGAGATGCGTGTTAATGTCAAAGTCGCTTGGGATAATGTTAAGACCTTTCATCTTATCAATATACTTAGCTGCTTCGACCTGACTATCAGTGAATAATTCCTGATATCTAGTTACAACTTTCGGAATCCAATCATCATCAAAACTATTGCTTACAGAGTTTTCCTCTACAACAGGTTGTGTTGGATCATCTAATGGGTCAGGTAATTTGTTTGAATTGCTTGACTCGACACTAATACTATCAAAGTTAGTTGTACCACGCAACTCGATATACTCATTTTTTAACTCAGAAGTGGTTCTATCTGCAATTTCGTTACGAATATCTTCGAATTTTTCCTCAGTACCATTCAGTTTACGCATAGAAGCTACCCCATCGGTCAAGGCGTCTTTATGGTCTTTAAATGCAGTACCAAGTTGCTTGATAAGAGACTCTACCTCATCCTTTGATGTCTGAAGCTCTGAACGAGTAGCTTCTAGAGTCTTGTCCAAATCGTCACACTGTGTATGCAGAGAAATCATTTTTCCCTCATTATCAGAACAATTCTTGCAGTTTACTGGAGGGAGAATTTCTCTCTCAGTAATTGCATCTTCAACAGCCTGATAGATAGCAACTAGTTCTGTTCTATCCATGTCAGCTACAGAAAGTGTGAAAGATTCTAGGATGCTCTTATCGTTTAGAATAACTTCCTTCTTCCTAGAGTCACAGCCAATAGCACGTCCCTTGCGGTCGATACGTGCCAGGATGTCATTCTTGGCATCAGAGTCTTCACAATCTGCTAATACTCTACGAGCTGCAGTTACATGAGCAGCATCGGTCACAGGGAATGTTCCGTGTGGTCCACAGAAAGTACCCTTTGATAGCTCAGAGATTCCTGCCTCATCTAGCTTTGAGTCTTCAAGGTTGACTACGATAGTCTCGGATGTTGCCAGATCTACCTGGGTATATTCGATTTTCTCTGTAATCATAGTGTCAATCTCAGAAGTAATAGCACTGTATACCAATGCTGCTTCATCCTTATTGATATCTTCATTCTTAGAGACCTTAGCCAAGACATCTTCTAATGTGATGGTATCCTCTACAACAGGAGCTGTTACTGGTGGGTCCACTACTACAGGAGGTACCACTACTGGCTCCTCTTTAGGTGGGGTTGAATCCTCGACAGTAATGCCAAGCGCTTCAATTAGCACCTTAGCAGATAGATCCTCTGGCACATTGTCTAAGAACTCAGTAAGAGTCTCATCCGTAGTACTATCAGTAATCTTATCAATTGTGTCGAGGGCGTCTTCTGGGGTAAGTTCTTTTAACTTAACCAGCATTTCATCACGTGTCATTGTGTGACCTCCCTCTGGGTCGAAATTGTCATTGAATTTGACGTTTACCATAAGTTCATAAGGTTCATAAGAATCAGATGCAGTAGCAGTGAACTGAGTGTTCTTCGCTGCGACATCTCCTTCTAGTGAAAGCACAATAGCCTCGTCATCGGCAGGCTTGTGTGCGACAGAGATTTCATCGTAGGCCATGTCTCCTGCTACCAGGAACATCTTTTGTTTCTCGCCGTCTTCATCCTTGTACCACTTACCTGGCCTGTGGTCACAGGGTTCGCCAAGGTCTGCCCAATCTTCTCTACAGATAGAACAAACAGCCTTGTTGGACGAGAATGATGTGGAGACGGTTTGATAACGGCCATCCATAAACTTCTTAATAGAATCTTCATTAGTAATACGCATAAGCGCACGGATGTAACCCATGCCCTGGAACTTAGGGTCATAGAGAGAGCCACTCTCCATAAGGGTCTTTACAACATCCAGATACTGATAGTAGTACTGATCTGGCCGCACCATATTAGCATCTTGAACACAGTCGGCAATAGGACTATTCAGATAGTTGTTTGACAGATCAATGTACTCTGCACCATGTACACGACCAATTGGGTCAGCATTAGGATCAAACTTATTATGGTTGATGAATACTGGTCTTGGATATGTAGCAGTACCACCGTCTTCTCTACTTAATAGAGTAGGAGCACCTTCTCTCATCTTAGTAGGTAAGTACAGTGTATTGTTCTTAGTAATGCGCGCAGAGTGTGTAGCAGCGACAACTACGTCAAGATGTTGCGTCCCATTAATCAGGGCATCTGTCATCTTGAACTTTGCTTTCCTGCTCAAGTCCGTTACTGACTTAGGAGCATGGAAGTCTATGTCGTCTACAAAGTGGGCTATGATGTGTTTTGGCATATCTATCTCCTAGCTGGTTTGAGATGTACAGGCAGCGTATGCTTTCTGATTAATTTCTGTGTCACACATATCTGGGTGTTTTACACGCAGTATAGTTTTCATATCTGCAATACAAATCTCAACTCGTCCTTGTGCTTCTTGTTCATCGGCAGTCATATCTGAATATTTTTCAGAATTATATTGCTCTTTATTATGTTTAACAGTCCCGATTGCCTTTGTAAGATGGTCTAGTGTGACAATTGCTATATCGTCACTGTTAAGAGAATCTTCATCAATTGCTAAAGAAACAGCTTGCATAACAATCTCTCGAATGTAAGCACCTGTTAATCCTACTACATCCTCGGCAATGCTGTCTAATATAGCTTTATCTACGATTACATTCTTAAAGAATGTTTTAAGCATCTTCTGGACCTCTGGAAGTGCTGGTTCGCCAAGATGAATCTTAATATCGAATCTACCTGGCCTATCACGTAAAGCTTTGTCTAAGTGCCCTACAAAGTTCGTACTAGCGAATGTTACAATCCCTGAATTGCTTTTCATACCATCTAACTGATTTAAAAGTTCTCCAGTAATAGGATTATGCTTTCCTCCATCACGTTTGCCACCATGAGTATCAATGTCTTCAAGGAATACTACAGCAGGTGCCATGTCTCTTGCAAGTTCATACAGCCAGGAGACTTCACGCGAACCGTCCATATCACCAGCAGAAGCCCATAGACATGTGATGTCGTCTCCTACTTCATTAGACAGAGCCTTGAATAGCATTGTCTTCCCAGTTCCAGGAGGACCTTCTAATAGGATGCCTCTCTTAGTTGGCTGGTTGTTCTTCACATAGATAGGTAGCTTGTGTAGGAACTCAATGGCTCTGCGTTTGATCTCGTCTTTAATTTCATCTTCTAAGATAACATCATCCATAGTGATCTTGTCAGTGTTGATAAACCTCCCTCTTGGGTCAATGAGATGACCGCGAAGGAAGTTATTATCTGAAGCATACTTATCAAATGAATCTATAAACTTTTTAGCTGCTGGACGCCGGTTTGGTAAGCAATGGATAATAACAGAAGGTTCATAACCACCGAAGTTAGTCTGAATTACCAGAGGACTACCTGTATTATCTTTAACAAAGTAGTGAGCACCGAAAATTACCTCCTTATACTCTCCTGGTTTAATTTCTACATCAATGTACCCTAAGGCAACTTTCTTACCAGTCCAAGGGTCAAAGCGTTGAGTGTCTAGTACGGTATAGCTGCTAGCTTCAATATAGTCCGCAAAGGCTATAGCTAATACATTTCTCTTAGGTGGAATCCAATCGCGGAGTACCATAGCCTTTTTAGAATCTGGGATACCTAGATGACGTTCGTATAGTTTGTTCTGGACACTATCTTCAAAGTTTATAGAGTCATCTACTGTAGAGGCCGGTTCATAACTACAGATACAGTTGGTATGGAAAGAAGCAATATTATCTAGGGTGGCTGTAGCCAGTTCGACCTTATCGCCATCGTGTGCTTTACACTTCTCACAACAGTCACCAGCAACGACCTTGGCATGTGAGTACCCGCGCAGCTGCATGCCATGTAGATGGCCGAAGTTTAATGCCTTTACTAGCTCAGTCTTATAGATACCATCTAGACGACCCTTATGAATCTCGATGAGAGTCATGGCCTCGTCTTGTGTCTCGTCACCCTGTAGCCTGCCTACACGCTCTTGTAAGTCTGTAGCTAGCTTGTCAATATAGAAGGCAGTCCTACTACGTACAGCATCAAGACGGTGTAATCCTAGATAATCAGTGTGAGGTTCTACTCCATACTTCTTACAGCCTTCTGCAAACGTATCTGCCGCTAGTATAGAGAACTGGTCTGTCAGTCTATCCTTCCATAAGGTGATAACACTCTTAGTCCAGTAGATAGGAGTCTTGGTAGCTTGGTATCCCTTAACATCATTCAAGATAGTATTGAAGCCATCATCAATCATATGGTCAGCCATTAAGATGAAGTCTCTAGTCTTTGGCCCGTTCGTCTTACCATGTTGATTGCTTGGTCTATTCTTAGCAGCACCAGAGCGTTGGCCAGCAGACGCAGTAGCTTTCTTAGCAGCAATTTGTCTCTTGTTCTCTGACTCTTTCATCTCTTCTCCTTTCTTAAGATCAGACTCATCTACAGAAGTGTTTGGATTGGAAACAGATGCAGCAGTCATAGTTTCATCGCTTGCAAGATAAATAGTCTCTGGCTCTTTAATCATCTTCCAGAAGGTCTTCTCTCTGAACTCTTCGTCATCAATAGCTTTTGGCTCTAGACCAATCTCACGACGAGCCTCATCCTCACTAAGGATGTACTGTTCATACATCTGAGCCATATGATTCTCATAAGCGATCTTGGCATCAAGGTTAATCTCCTTGAAATGCAATTGGACTTTATTATCTCTATGGATAGCGTTGTAGTTGAATCCACCCTCTAATAGCAGCTCTCGTAGGACTTGCCAGTTGAACTGCATCTCTAGGTCGTCTTGGATGTCTTTTACGTCGTCTATTGTATTGCCTGACAGGGTATTAGCTGTTGCTTTACTTGCACCAGCACCTTCCCCGAAGTCTACACTGGACATGCCCATGCCAGCGAAAACTCGTTCCTTAAAATGCTTCAGGTAAGTATCTGCCTTAAGAGCCTTGCCGTCTGCTCCAATAAGCTTAATCTCATGTCTTTCAGGAGTTACGATGACGCCCTCTGGTGGTAGGTACTCAACTTTCTGTTCAACAATACCAATCTCATCCATTCCATTAGGGAGTACGCGCGCGGGACGTTTGTCTGTGCCGACTATGTACTGGAACAGCGGGAATAGGTGTTGATATATAAGAAGGTCTACATGCTCTTCCATTCTACGGAGAGTTCTAATGTCATCCTTAACAGGCTCAACAATAGGAGTTCCTACAGGATGTCCTACTTTTTTATCGAGTGTGAAGTGGACTACATCGTATTTGCCGTATTCTTTACCGTACTTACCATCTGGCATAACCTGACGGGCTCGTACAATAGTACCGTTGTTCTTTCTCTTAACTTGTACAGTCTCTGATGAAGCGATGAAGTATCCAGCGACAGGCTTAAGTGTTCTTCCTGCTATGGGACGTTCCTTCCCATTGGATGCAGTATTGTCTCGTACCTTAAACCAGTAAGCGTTAGACTTCTGTAACAACTCATGCATCGTCTCTTTAAAGAGATGCCTCATTGATTTACCTTGAGCAGTCTCTAACCACATGAAGCGATCATGAATATAATCTATAGTGTCTGGGTTACGTCCAATAAACTCATAGCCTTCCTTAAAAGCAAGTCCTTTCTTTTTACGGATGAACTGCCTAAAGTAACTCTCTGTATCCTCTACAACACCAGGCTCCCATAAATCATACTCAGACTCTTCCCATTCTGATCTACTACCGAAGCCACCGTATCTATCTTTGTATGCTAATGAAGGGTCTGCAATACCTCTAAGCACTCTTGGACTAAGAGGCTCAGACAAGTCAGTCATACTTGCAGATGTAACATGGACATCAGCAAAGTCCACCACAGATGTGACATGACCTTGTTCTGAATTAGGAGTAGCTGTTGTTTTCATAACTTACACACCAATATAATTATAGCTTTAGTTAGTCGAGCGCGTCCAATTGTTCAATCCAGTCAGTAATCTGTGTTAATGTTTCAGAGCCCACGCCGCCAAGGCACATGGGTACTGAATTAGATTGATTGGTAATTGTGTCAGTGATGACTACAGCACCAGAAGCGTCATCAAATGTTACATTAACTGTAGGAGTAAGTCCAATCTGCCTTGCAGAACTGTCATTGCTTAAGTTGTTCATTCGTTCAAATACATTCTTGATGTCATCTTCTGACATCGGAATGGCCGGGTCTGTACAAAGCTCATCGTTAGCGAGAGCGTCTATAACAGCCCAAATGAAAGCAACTAATTTGATGAGACTCAATAGTGCCAACATAAACTGAAGCTTTACAGTTATAGCCCCATTGATAATTTCAAGAAGCATGTTCTGTACGTCTTGTAGCTGGTTGTATAGTCCGGGCATTCTAAATTGAATAGAACTCATACCAAGCAACAATGAGTCTAGTGAAGATAGCTCACCTAATACATTAGCCATCTTGTCGTCAATCATCTCATTACGTACTGGCATCTCTAATGAAGTAGAGAATATTGGGTTACTAACTCCCCCTGTTTGATTAGGTATTTCTACTCCTGTCGAGTCAACACCAATTGTTGCAATATCAATTCCATTAGAAGCGAGGTAAACGAATGACTCAATCATTGTCTGTAAGCAGCTGATAGGGTTGAGTCCGATAGATAACATCATATCGAATAGAGCTACTAGTAACATTATCAACGGCAAGAGAATGATGCCGACCAAGGAAACCCAATCTAAGTCCAACTGTATCGACAGTACTACATACCTTGCCATCATGAAGTTAAGCATGGTGATAAGGAGTGTAAGGTCTTGCGGGCAGACTATCCGTAGCATATCAAGGAGAGCACAGATGTCGGCATAGAAGTTTACTGGATTAGCAGCTGCAGAGATCTGATTAACTAGACTCTTGATCTGATCAATATACTGCTGGTATCCAAAACTCCAGTCAGGTAGTGGAAGGGTCTCTGCCAGAATAGTTATTCTATTATCACAAGGGAAGCATTGGGCAAATACGTTGGTAGAGCCGTCTGGGAAGGTATCCGGCGGGTTAAGTGCAAACTCTACTGCTGCATCAGCTGTCCCGCCAACCACACCTTCAATACTTGCTGTAACCTCTGCTGTGCCATCTGTAGCTGTGACACTAGAGTCAATATACTCTCCAGTATCCATGTTGAATGTCTCTCCATCCATCCCTCCATATGTAGATGACGTCTCACGGAAAGCGCCTAAGTTAGACTCATGCTTACCTAGCTCACCATACATTGATGCAAAGATACCATCTTCTGTAAGAGACTCTTTATTCCCCTTTTCAAAGGTACTAATGATGAGATGCAAATGCACTTCAATCATAGGGTCAATAGAAGTTAAAGAGGCACTCTCGTCAGTAGCTGCTTTATCTACTACACTCATACATTCTCATCATCCTCATCGTCGTACTCAACTAGGTCTTTATATGTGGAGTCTCCACCATTGCCTTTTTGTACATCCTCTTTATATAGAGTGGCACGAGCAATAGCTTTGTCTGGAGTTATAGGTGGGAGTATTACTCCCAATGGAGTAAGCAATAGCTGCAGCTTAAGCATCCAGGCCTGAAGGTCCTCTACATAGATAAAGTCTCTCCCTATTTTAGGAAAGGCTTTCTTGTAGTCCTCTTCATCCTGTTGCTGTTGCTGTTTGTTCTCGTCCGACTTCAGCAATGTTTCTCCTTCCGATGGGGTTATCTTTAGTAGCCTCATCCATGTCTTCTCCCTGCAAACGAGTGCGTAACTCTAGAGCAGCTTTGTACATGTCATATGTTACCTCAGTACTATTCTCTCCAAATACTTTCCTGATAGCCTGACGAAGAGCAATGTTATTCTGTGCTCCCTTAGGAGACTTAATTGTAAGATTGTCTTTTACAGCAGATAGGCGTGCATCAAGTTGTCCCTTAAGCTCTTTAACCATATTCTCTGTACGGATACCATCTGAAATAGTATCAATAAGTAATTGTTTCAGCTCGTCAGGGTCATACTCAGTTACATGGCGTCTCTTATTAGGGAAGTCGTTTGGCCCTAGCTCATCACGAGGGATAGCTGACTGGTCTATATTGCCAGTGACAGGGTTGATAACACTGGTGAGTAATTCAGAAATAGTCTTTCGAGCATCTCCAGACTCAACCAGAGCTTTCTCAATCTGCTCTACTGTAGCCCTAGGAAGTTTGTTCTGGGAGATGTACTCCTGCACTCTCTGCAAAGGGGCAAGCTCATCCCTTTGGTCACGTTCATCAATATTTTGTGGCATTTATTACGACCCAACTACGTGTGAGACAGCACGTCTACGAAGACGTATTGTATTCTTTGTCTGAGCAGAGAGGTTACCAGGAACAGTAACCTTAACCCAGATAGGATAATAGGTAGCTATATCTGACCCGGCTGTAGTGCCAATGTCAGCCATGCTTATAGTATCACCAGCAAGGACATTTTCCCACTCGTCTGGAGTAGGTTGTCTTGAACCAACAGAAAGCTTAATACCCCATCCAGAGCCATAGACACCTAGCGTGTCATCTGGTGCAGTGTCATCATAAGACCAAATCTCTACATTAGTAAAGTATAAGGTATTGTCATCATTACGCAGATAGATAAGAGTCTCTACTGACTCTCCTGAAACTCCATCATGGGCTGTAACGATCTGACCTTCAGCATCACTTGTCTTTACTTGTTCCGAATTGTAAGTATCTAATCCCATTAGAACATCTCTCCATGGTGATTCAAAGTGTTTTGGCTTTTTCGCCGCCTACTGTTACCAAATAGGTTATTCCCCGCTGCTAGTCCGCCCATTCCGCCAACTGCTGCAGCACCATACATTCCTGCTCTACCCCAACCGACAGCGCCGCCTCCTCCACCTTTAGCAAACTTTCCACCAGCAGCAATATTTTGTCTGGAATAGGTTATTCCCTTAGGACCAATACTTCCACCCATTTGCATACCACGAGTAGACTTGCCACCAATTCTAAACGCCCCATCCTTCATCTTCATTCCTAACATCATTTTGCTTTTTCCTAAACGCGACCCGCCATACCCACCAGCCATACCTAAAGCTCCACCCATAGCAGCCCCAGCAGCAACTCCACCTATACTAAAGTCTCCTGGTCCAGCACCATATGCAGCGGCAGTACCGCCACCAATAGCAGCCCCCATAGCAAAACGCCTAGCTCCGAGTCCGATAGATCCGGCCCAGTTTTGTGCAGGAGTACTATTAGATTGTAGCGGACCTTGCATACCACCAGAAGTATGAGGTGCTTTGTTTGAAGACGTATATCTTTTGGGCTTACCACCTCTAAGATTGAGTCCAGCCTGATCTACCATCCCTGCTCCAGACGGAGCAGCAATACCCTCTGCATATACTGGAGCATTTTGTACATTAAGGCCAGCCTTGCGTGCCCGTAACGACAATACGGTTTGGTCTGCATCTGGAAGACTAGATAGGGCAGGAATATCCATAGGAGATGAGGACATACCTCTGCCCCCACCAGAATAACCACCGCTGGACATAGAAGACATATCAGCTACTCCACCACTTCTATTTGCAATAACACCAGCCCTATGCTTCCCCATAATAGCCCTTAAACCACCCCGTGTAGGATTACTTCCTGGGGCACCTGGCCCAAACATAGAGGGTAATCCCTGTGCTTGTTCTACTCCTTGTTTTACAGCTCTTTTAACAGCTCTCGATGGCATTAGAATTTCCTCCTAGATGGTTTACTGTGTGATCTCTTAATCACACGTGCTCGTGGGTATTTCCTCTTCTCTTTCCATTCATTATCACTACTGAATCCATGTCTGTATTCTTGTACTGCTTCGGAATCAGGTCTACGATCTAGTGCTGACGTGCGTGAGAAGTCTGTCTCATTATACCTCTCTCCTTCCTTCATGGCTACATATCCTGGATCATGTAACACACGTACTGCATCTACTGCTACAGCAGGCGCTCCGTGCTGATCACGAGGTATGTTTGTCATGAATTCCTCAAACTGATCTTGTCCATCTTGTACAAGTCTACGAGTATTACCTGCGCCGAAACCAGTCATAGACACACTCATCACAGGGATTCCTTCAGCAGAGAAGTCGGAAAGGTGTAACTTGAATGGAATCAAAGCAAGCATCATAGCGTCAATTCTGTGGTCCCCTACGGTGATGCTATTCATGTCATAACGAGGAACGCCAGCAGGTGATAGGCCACCTACAATATAGTTTAGAAGCTGCTTGGTAATGAATGGGTCTTTAGAAGGGTAATGAATTCTTCCTTCTTCAAATCTACGTACAGCATTCTCTACCAAGAATGGCTTAGCATTGGTCTTCTGAATAGTACCGTCCAGAGGGTCTTGATATTCTATCTTAGAACCGAAGTCATATGAGTGTAGATTTTCTACTAGGTCACATACAGGGTCAGTAGGGTTAAGCGCGGAGGTCTCAACAGCAATACGCTGTAAGATTTCAATCTGGTTTCCACCATATCCACGGTCAACATAGACATACTGAGGACGCCACTTGGCATTCATTTGGATGAAAGCTTCAATGGCCTTTGTCTGCTGCCAGTCTTGCTTGGGAATATTGATAACGTCAACTACCCAATAGTGCATAGTATTCTTATCTAATCCACCTACAAGAATCTCAGTGCCAGCATTCGTGTTCCAGTCAACACCCATTGTATAAATCCAGTCAGAGTTCTTTCTGTTTACAAAGATGTCTGTCCCCTCAAGGTCTTTATACGGGTGTACTTGGTTGTACATATAAGAGGCTTCCGCTCTTGCTACATAAGCAGGCTGGAATACACCAGAGATCTGTACAGTGAACATAGCCATATATTCTTGTAAGAAGCTTTCGTGCGCGCCTTCTGCTTCAGCCTCTTCTTTAATCTCTTCCCAGTGAGGAAGGATAGTAGATGGGAAGAAAAACTCTTTAAAACGTGGATCATTCATGCAGCGGTTGTAGAACCACTCGCGCTTACCAGTAGGCGTACTAGAGGCCATCATAGCGACATTAGGACTAGTAATCTGGATAGGCCTAATAGCCTTGGTAATATCAGCAGAGTCAATACGGTCTACCTCGTCTAACAAGATAAGGTCAGCTGCCTGTCCAAGTACTGTACTAGCCTCTTGTTTCGAGTTACTACCTGTAGTAAAACCCTCAATCTTAGAGCCATTGGTAAACTCTATGGTATGGAATGGTGTCTTTACTCTACGTTCAATTTTGATGTTCCTATTACGAGAAATCATCTTATCCAGGATACCAAAGATAAGTTCAATCTGAGACAGGAAGGGAGTCACTACCAAAACCTCTGGGCCACGATAGATGTCTACACCATCTGAGTTCTTGCCATCATAAATCTCTGTAGTAAGGCAGTAGTTCAGCACACGCTGACATTCTCCCCATGTCTTACCAGCACGCCGTCCCTCTCTAAGGACCATGTTCTTGCTAGTACACATCAGGTTCAGCTCTTGATTCATACGTGGCTTCATATTGAGCCATTTTGATGTCCATCTAATAGGGTCAATCAAATCTAGTGCTTCATCTTGCTCTTCTGGGGATAGAGTAGCTTTGAACTGTGCAGGAATTTCATATTTGTCAGGGATAAACTTACAAGGGATCTTGAAAAATGTAAGAGTTTCCCAGCGTACCCAGCCTTTCTTCTTCTCGGAAATAACACGTAAACGGCTACCACATATTCGACAAGTAGATTGCTCTAGTAATTCCTTGTCTTCTGAGTAAGCGATGGGGTGAGTGCCACTGTGTTCTATACATTCACCGCGCAATGTAGATGTAGATACATAGCACCAGTCATCATGTCTTTCAATAAGAGACACCATCTGACCTTTTCTTAGTTTACCAAAAGCCTCTGACCGAAGGTCCTTCTTAGAGTTTAACTGGACCTTTGTCTTGTACACAACATAGTCCTGTGAATCTTTATATCTATCAATCTGTACAATCTGACAATTAAGACATGCCGAGTGCACAGGCCTGCCGTTAGCATGGCGAGTACTTATGTGGTAGTCATTTACGTATCTAGCTATAACGTCTGCGGCTGGTTTAGTGAAGTAGTCCACGTATTCGACGCCGTACTCGTTTGAGTGTAGGCGCAGGTGATGATCTTCTGACATGTGTTATCCTCGTGTTCTTTGCTATTTTATCTTGTAGCATTTTAGTAACATCTGCATCTCCTGAATGTATCCCAGGAGTTTTATGGTGGCACTTCCAACACAGAGTAATACCATTGTTGATATCGAAGACAAGCTTAGGAAATCTTGCCTTAGGCAATATATGGTGTGGTTCTAAATAACATTTCTTCCTGCCACACATTTGGCAAGTAAACTTGTCTCGCACATACACACTCTTCCTCCACGCAGCCCAAGCTGGCGTACGTCTTAAGGCATCCATCTTCTTAGCTATTGGGCTAAGGTTTCGCTTGCGTTTTGTGCGGCGTCTCTTTTTCATAACACTATTATAGCATTATTAGGACATTCTCATGGAGCTGACGTGCATGTAACTCGCTTCATTTCCTAAAGCACTACGGGCATTTAGGTGGCTCTTCTGAATGGCTTGCATAGAGCGTTGTCTCATAGAATATGCTTGTCCACCGGCAAAAGCAGACATATCTCCAGTGATGTTGTAGGGTAGATGTCTTGGACTAGCAGCCATGTCTTTCTGTAGTCGGTTGAAGGCAACTCCTGTAGCAGCTCCGTGGGCAAGTAGTAAAGGATACAAGGGTCCAGCTAAACGCATACCAGCGTGTATCCCTGCGAACATAGCGACTTCTCCAGCAACACCCTTGGCTGCTCCTCCTAATCCTCCTGTTTTGTAGCCTTGAACAGCAGCATGTGCAGTGAAAGCTAAACTAGCTGCAGCACCAGCAACAGGCACACCTCTCGTCCACGCTTTGCCAGCTAATTTTTGTCCAGCTTTCTGGCCGAAGAACTTATTGCTAGTAGCATTATCTTGAAAGATATGCCCTTTATATGCAAAGGGAGCCTTCCCTGTCTTACTCCACTCACTAAGTGGCCCAGTCTTTTCAAACCCAAAGCCCATCCAGTGAGAACTCCAATTCTTTCCCCCGTATACACGCTCAAAACCAAATGCTTCACCAGAGCCACGTGTAACAGGCTCAATGATTTCCATGGTAGCAGCACGTGTACCAGCAGAGAACTTGCCGCCAAATGTAGCGCCACTCTGTCCAGCACGTCTCCATGCCTCAATACCAGCTGGAGCACCTATCAGCTGTGCTTGACGGTATGACTGAGCCTCTGCATGAGTCATTCCTTTGAATCTATTATCTTGTGTGTACATTTATAACTCCTATTTGTGGTGGCCTGTCCATTGGCTCTTATATGCTAGCTTAGCTGCCTCTGTATTTCCTTCAGCCATTACGACATTCCGTTGTGCTCTATTTCCTATAGATTGTGCAGCCATCTCCATCTCATGGTCTTTAACTAAGTTACCATGTGTGGGTGTTGGAGGTTTGACATGGACAGCTGGAGAGCCACCACCTGCTTGCATTTTAGCAAGAGGTTCTATAGATTGTCTTGCTGACTTCATCTGAGCTGGCTTAGAGGCCATATGTATTGTGTCTAATGCTTCGCCGGCATCCATACCACTAGAGAACTCCTCAAAGCTTACATTAAATCCCTTCTTAGCTCTAGAAGTAATTTGCTCTAGTTCCATAGCCTGGGCGATGTCTCCCTTAGTACTTCCTTTGCTAAGAGCTGCACTAGCCCATCCTACATCTGCATGGCCAGGCAAGTCTTTAGCTTTCATAAAGATAGAATCACTCATACCAGCTAGAGGGATTAGGTCATGTGCATTCTCCATAATATCAGCTGTATTTATTTGTCCTTGAGTAAATTTAACTACACCTTCTTTTTGTATAGCAGAAAGAGACTCAGGAGTTAATCTACCACCTACAGCTATTTGAATAAGACCTTGTCTAGCTGCTACTGCTGTTTCTTCAACATCTTTTAAACCACCCATTTTCCCCAGATTAGCTGGTTTTGTTTCTTGTCGCATTAGCATTGTTATCTCATCACTATATTGGGATAGCTTAGCTGCCTTCTGAGTTTTAATAGCCCTCCATTCATTGTCTAATGCTATATCAATAGCCTCAGATGTCATCTTCCATGGACTACCGAATCCGTAGTAGCCACGCCTGTCTGCTGCCATACCACCCTCTGGAGTACCAGTAATGGTGTTGTAATAAGCAGGGTCACCCATAATACGACTAGATGCACTAGGAATGTGCTTCTTCCTCTTACCACGACGCATTCTACGACCTAGTGAGGAAGCTTCTTGCATATCAACTTCAGATACATAGCCGCGCTCTTGTGCTACCCATGAGGACATCATAAGTTCAGCCGTAGTATCATCTCTAGCTAACCTATCCATACGAGTCATTGTATTGAAGGTTATGTTCCCTCCCATGGCCTCTGCAGCTGGCTGGTACGTCTGCCAGAAGGGCTCTTTCCACATACCTTTCTTATGTGCTACAGCCTGACTCTGTGCTACCTTAAACTGTTGTCTATCAACCATAGACTGTGACTCAGCACCATAGGGCAAGTATGCAGCTAGGCCTTGCTTAACAAGAGTTAAGTTAAGGTTCTGCATCTGGTCACCGAATAAGACTCCAACATTACGTCCGTATGTCTTCTGCTTAGGGTCAAATACGAGGGTGAGTGTCTCTTGTGAGGATAGTAGGTTGCGGAATCTCTCAGAAGAAGTGCGCCCGTATGGCTGGTCCTGAGCAATACGCACAGGCTTCAATGGGTCACCCTTGTGACCACCAACTTCAGGAGCATCTAGACCAGCAAGACGAATAGACATCTTGTCGCCTGTTGCAAGACCAAACCAACCCTTACGCCTTAAGACTAACGTGTCAGCATCATCATACTCATAGATGTACTTATTCTTGTTAATCTTCATGGCATACATCTCAGAACCGCCTGGGATGTGTAGACCATCAAACATCTCTGTATTACGGACACGAGTAGCGCCCTGCATATCAAGTTCGCCTAGTTCTTCTTGAGCCTTCTGTTGTCGTCGCTCAAGGTCTGCTTCCATAGCCGCTTTACGACCAGGCTCCTGCCATATAGTTCTCTTGAATCGTTCCATGCGATTCTCAATAGACCATGATGTATGACCCGTTAAACTCTGTGGCAAGATAGCTGTAAGGATACCTTCCCATCCAGAACCAAACTCCGTAGTGATATGCCTCATTTCAGGTGCCATACCCTGCTCAGGCATACCATCAATGTCTCTGTTATCCTCTTCGTCCCCTACTTTGGCCATAGCCACTGCTAAACCAACAGCAATCATTCCTGCACCCGCAATTGCAGCAGTTTTCGTGTTCCTTAGGTTCTGTGGGATGTTGGCACTAAGAACCTTGAGCACATCATCTTTGCCAACAGATTGTGTAAGATGTAGTAGCTCTCTCTTGGGTTTAGCTGCCTTAGCCATTTGTTCGAAGGTTTCGAAGCCTAAGTGCTTCCTAGCGAGGTCTTCCTCGTGAAACATGTCTTTTAGGTCTTCCGCTCTTGTTGTATTGACTATATGTTCAATTTGTTTGTAGTCAACATCATAACCTCTGCGTTCAGAGAAGGACCTAACTGCATCCTGGTACTCTTCCCAGTTCTTAGCTAGTGCTTTACGAGTGTAGGGGATTTCACCTTTGAAACGTTCCTCTCCAGCGCGCATAGATACAACTAGCCCTGTGCGTTGTGTCTCAATACCAAGAGGCTCCTGTCCTACCTTAGAGGGGAATCTTAGTCTCTCATTCAGATCATAGTAGACCTTGCCCTCGATAAGGTTCTTCATATAAGCAGATGCGGACGTTCTCTTCTCAACTACATCTAATATGCCGAGAAACTTTGCTTTATCCTTTGATAGTTGCTTACCAGCACTAATATCACTGGCCATACTATATAGATACTTGAATACTTTACGTTCTTCATGAATGTCTGCTGCGCCACGGTGAGCATAACTTTCAGCCAGTTGTCGGGAGATAGGGTCATCACCTTGTGCAATACCCATAGCCTTGGACAACACATCCATAGAGGCAATACCAATAGGAGCCTTACCATTAACCATAGTGAACAACGTACGTGCCAAGGTAAGAGTGTCTCTAATAGCATAACGCGAAGGGGCTTCATGTCTACCCATGGCGCGGATAACCTTCCAGCCATCTCCACCCATAGCAAAGCTCATCTTAGATGCTTGTAGTCCTCTTCCAGACTCAGTCCATATACCTCTGTACTTATCAGAACCAGGAGCTGTTTCAGCTAGAGACATCATTCTTTCTATGATATTAGTAGCCCTAGCACTATCTTTGTCTCCACCACTCTTCTCAATAGCTTGTAGTGTCTCTCCTATACGTGTGAAGTCGAAGGGAGCATTGTGTGCGAAGATAGCTCTGTTAGAACCACCCTTGGCTTCTAAGATACCAACAAACTCATCCATGGTATCTATGAACGATGCACGCTTAACGATGTGGCTTGAACCAGGGTCAAGAGCAGTAGTCATCTTCTCAGCCTTCGCAGCAATCGCATTCATCTCTGCATCGCCTAATTTGGTCTGGACGAAGTCTCCATAGAGAGATTTGTCTCCTTTAGCCTTGCTACGGAACCATGCCTCAATAGATGGACCCTCACCCTTGTATTCAGGGTTTTTAGCCATCTCAGCAAACTTCTCTTGAGTAACTGTCTTATAGTTACCTTCTTTATCAATATACCCAGGAGTAATGACCCATGTACGATATGCACCCTTGCCACCCTTCCCTCGCGGGTCATACAAGGCTATCTCTGTAAGTGCTGTATTTCTAGACAAACCAGTGGTCTCAATGTCTATACCGAAGGCATCTTCCCAAGGGAAGGTAGAGGGGAGGGGAGATGAAGGAAGGCGGACGGAATGATTAGCAGATTTGGTTATTGCGGTACCAAACATTGGGCTATTAGCAAACGGGTAGTCGCCTCCACCATAGAAAGCTTCCGTTTCTTTCTTAGCCCATGCTGCTCCCACATTAATCCATCTCCTCGAAATCTACTTCGATAGCTTCATCATCCTTCTCATTCTGATGTAAGATATCTCTAAGGACAGTAGCAAGCTTAGTAGCAGCCTTAACTTCATCAGATTCACCAGTATTCTTACCTAGCATCTTCATTTTGATTGCACGTGTGCCAACCATATCTCTAACAAGGCGTTCTCTCTGCTTAGCAAGCTTTTCCTTGGCATCTAGAGCCGGGTGTACTCTGAGAGTAGTATACACCCTTCCCTGCTCATCAATATGCGATATGTCCTCTCTTAAGAGGTTCTGTGCCTCATCTTTAGCTAATACGTAGCTAAGCCTGTGGTCGTATACATCAAGCTCTGCAATCTTAGAGATGATAGCAATATCGGTGATATCATCCTCTTGTACACCATATTCTCTAGCTAGGTCAGCAATCTTGCCAGCAAGCACAGCAGACTCTACAGGGCACTGTGTAAGTACAGGCCATACAGACAATGCTGGATCAACTTCACCCTTATCATTGAATTCTGACAGAGGGCACTGTATTACGAAGGGGCATTTCAAACCTCCACAATTATGTACAGCATAACCATTTGCTATGTAGCTCTCATCTTCTTCTACTTGTAGATTATAGACATAGCCATTAAAACTTTTCTTATCTAAAGAAGATACTGTTCTCCAGTAATAGTGGTCAGAATAAAACTTAGTAGGATCTTGTCTAGCGTTATTTTCTTTGAGATACATCTCTAAACAACCTCTCGCAGGGATCCATACCCTCCAGGAATCTCGTCTTTTCACTTTGACCCCTTTGCTACTCCCTTCTTTACGGGAGGGGAGTGATGGCGCTAGACTAAGGCTAGCAGACAAATAGTAAAGTTGCCATGCCAAAACCTGACTTGTTGTACATAATTCTGCACCACGATGTTTTTCCTCTATAGCACCGTCCCCATTAGTAAAACATCGGACTATATTAGTAAGAAGCTCTACATCCCAAGAGAAGACAACTTGGTCAATCTTTTTGTCGTGAGAATATTTACCCCCTAAAATATACATTAATCTAGCAGGCTCTTTGCCATTGATATGGATGCATGTCGTATTCTTACTAGGATATTTATAGACACGCGCCTTGTATCCTAGTGTTTTCCACGCCTGGATTACCTCATTATGGTGCTCTGTTTCTTTTATATGGAATGTATACTGGACAGTATCTCCTTCAAGATTCCCTGTAGTAGGAGAACGGTATTTGTGTTGGACACTACCTTCAGCAAGATAATACCCAAGAACGACAGAAAGTGCATTATCTTTTGCCTTATCGCTATAATAGTTTGCTCTCTGATCATTTAGTAACATAGGGAGCCCAGCAGCAGTATTAACAGACGAGCCAATGTCACCCCACATAGTATACACATTGATATCTCTTCCTTGTTGTTTCAACAAAGACAGGTGAGCATCATCCTTAAACTTTTTAATATGCCTAGTATAGATACGTGTGTTTCCTAGTATACTGCCACAAGCTGGACACACAACATTAGTGCCTAGGCTCTTCTTGGTGTGGCTTTTTGAAAAGGTGACTTTTCTAAGATAGTACGGATGTTCTGGGGTTGACCATGCAGAGTCTGGCTTACACGACAGCTGCTGTCGTGGTCTAACAAGATCCCCCTTATACTGTCTCTTGAAGTTCTCCGTCACAACCCTGCTAATTCCTGTGTGAGAGATTACGGTATCGCCTTTTAGTATGTCTTCAATAGGCTTTACAGTAAAATCACCCATAAGCACTTGTGTCCCTGCCTCAAAACATATGAGTGGCAATACAGCATACGTACCTGTCTTTAGAGACTGGATATGATGGCGTAGCCTAGTTGCCTGCTTCTTTGTTAACTCAAGAGAACCAAACCTATTAGCTGGTAGATTAAGGAAGCCGAAAGTACTTGCTAGCTTATCAATCCCAAGAACTTTGTCATTAGCCTTGACAAGAGCAGTAGAGCTGTTTTCTTCTTCTTCATCTTCTTCAATTTCTTCTACATCTTCTGCTCCATCAGCAGCCTGCTTAATAAGTCTCCTTTGTGCATCATCCATGGTCTTTTATCCTCTGGAGCATTTTTGTAAGCTTGTTATTCAATGTGGTGAGTTGTTTGACTATACTGGGCTTCTGTCGCTCCCAAAAGGCCCTCTGGGTCCTCTGTGCATAGTCACAGTCTGTACCCATAGTACTATCATACACCAAGGTGTAATACATCCCAACAGACGTCTTGCCGATGAAATGACTACACAATTTTACCATTTCTGAACACAGTTCAGCCAGTTCTAGCAGGATTTCATCAGGTTCGTTTATCCCACTCAAGCTTCGTGCCCCAGTCTTTGTAGTCGATACCTTTGTAGTACCAACGTCCTGATGTGTCTTGCTTGGCGTCTTTGACTTCACCATAAATCAGACCTCCTCCACGAGCTTCAATACGCCTACCAGGTAGGCTGACATGGATCCAACTGCTACGACCAGACACCTCAAAGAGGAGCTGACCGAAGGCAGAGGGA